TGACTGATATCGACAAATCAGTTATTACCAAGAATCACTGTGAAACTAATCATGGTACTCTTGACGGCCATAATTATAGGCAGCAGCGCCACAGGCGGACTGGTGACACTCATCACCAAACTACCATTCATGTGGTTTGAACGTTTTAGACAAGACTTTGTCTCACGTTCTTTAGCAGCTACGAAAGAGAAGCCGGCAGCCGAGCCGAATTCTCTTCGTGAAATATTCAACAAACAGATCATGAGGCCTCTCCCACCGCACCAGCACCACACCCATGGAATCGCTGCAGCAGCTCGCGCTACTGCTGTGAGGTTCATGGAAGAGGTGGCCCGGAACAGCGGCAAAGAGGGCTTTCATTACCAAATGTCTCCTGCTGATCAAAGGGCTAATCGCAATGGTTCCCGTCACTTCTTTTGGGGCAAGGATGTTACCGCAGGGTATCGTCCTTTCCAAACTAGTGAGCACACCATCATCAACATGACGGACGTGGATTTCTATATCACGAATCTCGAGTCCTTCTTGAGTGATGAGTTCAAGCCCTTGCTCCTCTTCACCTTCACGGTGACGAAGGCTGCAGACGATCTCGGAGAGGTCAGTTTCACTTTCAACGAGCGGAATGAGTTGGTGTCACGCGTATCAGGCGGTGCCACCTACACTCACCTGCTGTGGAGCTTTGAGACTGACATCTTCAAGTGCGTCCGCACGACCTGCGGTGTCCCAACCCAGGTAGCATTCTTCAATGTTGACAAACGCCGCGTTGATGACCACCACTCATTGGTACTCATCACTCCCACCGGACGCTGGAATGGTTTTCCTGCCATTTTAGCCAACGGGCTCGAGGGTACGAGACCACGGCGGTTCAGACCGGTAAAGCATACTCCGAACGGATCCTTCACGAGGTTCCACGTGCAGACCACAAAGGGTCTGTTCACCACCACCGGAGTGCCAGGTCAGCATGTTTGCGCATACCTTCCAGCACGCTATGATAACGGTCTCGAAAACATAGCGAAATCCCTTTCCGTGAAGATCGGCCAACCAACAGTGTTGCAATTCTTTGAGGAGAACGGGCTAATGGAGATGAAGGCATCAGCCTCAGTAATGGTATCCTGGCTACGTGCCATCACCAAGGAGAAACCTATTGAGGTAGAAACCGTCTTCCCAGTGGCAAACGGTGTGATCAGTTTCGACCACAACCCCGCTAAGTACAACCCTGAGGACAAGCCCAGTCTAGTTCCTTTCATGAACGCACTAGTGAACGGTGCTCACGCACCGCTCCAAAGTAAGGGCAATGAGGAACATGCTGTCAAAACAAGGGTCAATGACTACAAGCGCCCACCCAGTGCCCAGAAGTATGAGTACTTCATGATGGATTGCATGCAGGAGTTCAT